CCCCGCCATAGCATTTGATAGTTTCAAAATTATTTTTTCTTGGATTTTTAAATCGTACATTTATAAAAGGTGGTTCTAGTTTTTCTAAAATGGTTTTAACTTCACTCTCTGTCAATGCGTTCCATGTAACATCTACTCTCCATTTCATGCACACAATATCCCCTGTGAAAGTTCCTGATTTTGTTCTTCCACTATTTTGAGACCAAATCTTATTTCTAGATATATTAACAGTTGTAGGGTCTTTTAATTTCTTTCCATCAATCCATAAAACATTATCTACCATTGTCATACCTTAAAACCACCTTTCCCACCTGTGCTTGTCATGTAGTTGTTGTAATCTTTTATAATCTTTTCAATTCTTGTCCTTCCATTTTCGTCTTGAATATAGACATGCAAATCTCCATTTCTACCTTGACTAACAAGTCCTCCTGCTTCTCTTATGGCTCTTATGAACCCGTTATAAGCGGCTGCCTCTATACCTGCTTCAATCTGCATATTATTAGCAACTGCATTCTTTCCACCCATAGAACCAACTAACTCCGGGATACCGTTTTCTCTTGCGATAAACATTTGTCCCACATTTGGGAAACCTCCAGTAGCATAAAGTTTTGGCTGTTTCCCTTGCTTAATTTTTAACCATGCTATATCCTGTTCTTGTTTTTTTCCTTTTTCAGACAACACCAATTTATGGCTCAAATTCAATCCTTTTTCAAAGCCTTTTTTTATATCTTTAATTGCTTTCTCAAGAGACTCTTGATTTGCAGAAACTTTCGCTTGCACTTTAATAGAACCTACCTTTTTCCCTGCTTCTATAACCATATTTTGAGCTTTGGTTACTATACTAGCAACAGATGACTTAATTTTGACAGGATTGTCTTTAATAGCATTTGTAGCATTACTTATTACTTTTTGTGCCTTAGATACTGCACTCTCAACTTCTGTCTTAACATTAATTGGTTTATCTGAAATGACATCGTTCATATCGGTTATATTGTCGCTTATTGCTCCTATCAAACCTGTTTTGCTCGATTTTATTTGTTCTAGAAGATTAGTAACAAATTCATCTCCGCTTTCTTCTCCACCAGATTCATAAGCATCACATATGTCTTTTAGAATAGCTTCTTCTTCACTTGATAACTTAACACCTTGGGATTGAATTAGGTCTAAAATATCATCATATTTTAAACCATGATCTTTAACCATGAGCTTGTACTGCTTAATTAGCTTAGTTCTTGTTTTTTTAATTTCTTTTACTTCTTCTTTGGAAAGTTTTTTATTGTTCTTTCCAATTTTGTTCATCTTCTTACCATACTCATCTAAACTTTTTATAGTTTTAGCAACATTCTCTCTTCCATTCTTACTTAAATTCTTATATGCCTCTTTTGTTGTTTCTTTCAACTCTTTTGTTTCTTTGTTGACATCAGAAGTTACACCAGCTAAACTATCAAGTTCTTTTCCTAAATCTTCAACACAGCCTTTTTGTTTATTGACTTCTTCTTGAGATTTTTCAACCAAAGTATTTTGTTCTTGTAATTCATCATTCATCTCTAACCATTGGTCTTTAGTTATACTAATCTCTTTCCCTTGTTCTTTTTGAATTTTACAATACTCTTCATACATTCTTGTTGCTTTATCTAACAGTTCTTTTTGCTTTTCTTTTTGAGCATTTAGTTTCTGTTCAGCTTTAATTTGATTTTTAATGGCTTCAACATAGGTTTCTTGATAAGCTTGTTGTTTAGCTAATTTTCTCATAGATTCAATATTCTTATTTATTTCTTTATCACTCTTTTGCCATTGAATTTTTCCGTCTTTGGTTAATTTGACTGTATCAGGCATTATGTTGTTTATTTCATCCATTAATATTTTAGCAGACTCCATATTTTTAACATAACCCTTTTCATCGACTAAACCTTCCAACTGTCCTCTTAACTTACCAAACAACGATATTTTACCTTCAGTTTCTCCTATACTATCTTTAGCACTATCTATAGCATCTTTTGTAGCTTGTGTTAGGTCTTTCATATCGTTGTATTGATCTTGAATTTCTTGTGAACAATCTTCGATTGATCTCTTCGATTCTTTTTGCTTTTTAGAGAAAATGCCTAATGCGGTTACAACAAGTCCGATTGCTGTAACAACAGCAACTAATGGATGATTAGATAAAAAAGTTAAAGCGCCTTTTAATAGTTTTGTAGCACCTGCACATATCTTTTGCGATAATGTCAGACCTTCTGTGGAATATTTCCCACTTTTCATTGCCAAATCATACGCTTTGAATTTAGTTGTAGCTTGTGCCATGTTTGTAAATAATAACTTTATTACATTGACTCCGCCTTTCCATGCTTGGCGAAGATTTTTGAACTTAGTTTCTCCGTTAACATATTTGATAAATAGTTTTTCTCCAATCTTGGTATGTTCTACAAATAGTCTTGTTATTTTTTGAATAGTTGTTGTTCCATCCTTAAATGAGTTCCAAAATCTAACAACATTTCCTACTTTCATAACGCCCCACATTACGCCCATTGTTGTAGAGAATATTCTAACTGCTGTCTTGTTTTTAGAAAAAACTGTCACCAGCTTACCTAAAATACTTATTAATCTTCCTACTAAATTAAATAATGTTCCTAATGTCGTTGATAATAGTGTTCCTAACGTATCTTTCAATAATGGAATGAGAGGTTTAACAAAATTATCATTTATTGATTTAGCAAGGTCTAATAATCCTGTCATTAAATCAAATATTCCCTCTAATAATACCTTTCCACCAATATTCCAAACATCTTTTAATAAACTCGATACTGCATCAAAAACATATGAAGCTGTATCTACCAAACTAAAGAATAAATCACTAGCTGTTTGGAAAAATGGTCGCCATTTTTCTTCGACAACATTAAATATTCCACTTGCAATAGTTTTCATGTTATCAAATGCCTTACTAAACTTCTTTTCTATTGAAGGTCCATACTTATTCCAGCTATTTTGCAATGGTACAAATATCTCATTTTTAAACGCTTTCTTTGCAATATCAGCCCATTTAAGTAAGGTGTCTCTAATTTGTGTCGCTTTCATACGCACATTACCAAAGATATAATCATAATTCTTTAAGGCGTCTAAAATCTTTGGATCAACAGTCATTCCACCTGTTCCGCTAACTTTATTTTTATTTGAATTGGTATTAGTATCGGATTGTGAAGGAAGAACATTTGCAACATCAAAACTCATAAGAACATTTTTCCATTCTTTTGCTTTCTTAATATTCTTATCAATATTTCCTCCAGTATCCTTAATGCCTGAATTGACATCTTCTGTACTGTCGCCTAACTGATCTAATATTGTTTTTGTCTCTCCGCTTGAATTAGGAACTTCATATCCGACAAATAATGCAAATTGTTTGATAAGCTCTTTGATAGCCATTACAAAACCGTTTATATAAGGCAAAACTTGTCCTATAACACCATAAAATACCGAACCTATCCAACGTCCCACTTCTATTAATTGCTCTTGTAAAATCCTTAATTGATTGCTAGGTTGTTCAATGGTTCTAGCAAAATCATTCATTGCTCCACTATTTCTCATTTGGTTTATTAAAGTTAGAATGATTAACATTCTTTTCTCTAACTCATTCATTTGTGAAATAGAACGAGAAATACCTAAATCCTGTGCGGTTGCTCCTAACACATTTTGAGTAATATCATATCCTGATACACTACGTATTGGTCTTCGTTAATTCAACTATGCTCGCTACACATAGCCAGTTCTCTTATGAACTTCTTATAATTTCTTATAAGTCTAGACTATATCTTCATGAGTTCTTCATGCTCTCCATTTCGATTTAAGGGATTTTCACCCACTCGCTTGAGCCCTACTCCTATTGTGGAATTGCACCACCTCAATGGGATAGTCGTTGAAGTTTTATTATTAATTAAGCATATTTCCAGATAAAGCCTTTGTATGTTTTTAAAGTTCCTCTACATGCTTCTCTTATGTGTCCACTTAAAAAGCCAGTCTTTCGACTAGCTTCCCCACTTGATTCATATATAGCGATCAAATTCATATTTTTATCATATTGATGCACTTCTTTGCTTCCTTTGTGATCCTTTCCCTTGTATGTAACTTTTCTACCACACTTAATCATATGTTGCATATTTTCTGTATGAGTACACCATTCTAAATTTTCTATATAATTATTTGTTGGATCGTTATCTATATGATTTACATGAGGTTTGTTTAATGGATTAGGAACTTCAAATGCTTCTAATATCATTCTGTGGGCTAATTTTAGCTTCTGTATCAATTTTATAACTAATTCTCCTGCATCTTCCATAATTACTTATTTCATAAATTCCTTCATAACCTTTTACAGGTTTAAATATTTCCTTTTTCATAATCATAGCTCCTTATTATTTGCTTAATCAATAATACTTACCTGCTGATTACCATATGTTTTTACAACACTTAGGCTTCCAGCAATTAAAAGAGATTCTTTATATGATTCCTCATATAAAGGGCAATTTCTTACCTGTTTACTGAGTGCGGACTGCATTTTAGCAACCGTTTTATCAAAATCAACATTATATAAAGATGAAAAGTCCAACGTCATCTTAGTTACAGTTTCTGATAATTTATATGACATATCATCACTCAAACCACCTAATGATCCTATCATATTTTTATATGTAGCTTGAGCATTTAATATTGTATTCATTGACAAGCCATACATATCTGATAATTTATTTTGAAATACCATTGCCTTATCGTACATATTCCCCATTGCACGTGAGAAATAGTTCTCTGTTTCTGTAAAATCCATTGCAGATGCAATTATATTTCCCAAGCCCCTAAATGCCTGTTTTGTATAATTAATAAACCAGTATATCTTGCCTAATGAAAACATACTCGTAATACTTTTCTTCGTTTTTTGAGCTGTTTTATCTACATCTCCTAATCCATTATTCATTTGTCTTATATATTCAGTGATGTTTTGACTTCTTGTTCCTTGAATATCACTCAATCCTTCAGAGTTGTAATTTTTATTCTTAATTGTATCTCTAATATTCGATCTTTTGATTTTGTTCCCTGTTTGCCTATTAAGCATAGAAACATAATCTCCATATTCTCTTTTTAATCTAGAGAGTTCTTCTCGTAAGTTTTTGATATTTGATGAATTTATCTTTTCTAATGCTTTATTTAAACTGTCTAATTTTAAATCAATTCCATTAATATCTGTTAACTTTTTGAGTTGTTTAATCATATTAGATAGACCACTTGAAGATATTTTTATATTACTTATCAATCCTAAAGAAGATTTGAGCCTATTTAATTTTGCGAGCACAACATCTAATTCTGATACCAGCTTTGAAAAATCATCCTCAAGTTGAACTCCAACGGTTTCGTTATAATCACTCATTGTTAAAACCTCCTTTCACATAAAATAAAAATCCCAATTTATTAATAAAATTGAGATAAAAATTCATTGTCATCTTTAACTTTTGGAACGTTCCTTGTTTCAATGGCTTTTGTTTGTTCTTTATTTACTATTTCAGCATACTGTGGATATTTCGCTTTCTTTCCACTATTTACACCCCATGTATTGGAAGTAGATGTAAGCTCTGCTATATATGTAAAATATCCATTTAACCATGCTTCGTACTGTGTACCATTAAAATATGCCTTTACATAGGCTTCTAGCATTTCTTCTTCACCATACCAAAAATCATCTAAAGACATATGGGTTTGGATTGCTATTGGAAGAAGATAATCATAACAATATTCCTCATAAGATGAATAGTTTAACTTGGCTGTTTCTCTTCTGTTTTTGTTTGTGGTTCTTTGAAGTCCTGAATCAACTTGTTCAGTTCTTCTATATCCGTAAAAACTTGATCCACTATACCTCTGACTTTCTTTTCAAAATCCATTAATCCTAATTTATCTTCTAGTTCAAACATTCCTGCCTCGAACTCTTCTTTTGTTAATGGTTTGTTTTTTGGGTTATTTCTAATAAGAATATATATTATTTCACAAGGATCTATTTCATCTTCAAATACATCCGTAGCTCCCATTTTTAATGTGAATGGTAAAATTTCTTTTGTTAATTCTATTTTCTTTTTTGCTTTAACATCTTCACTTTCTTCAGATTTTTCAATTTCGTCTAATTCTTTTTGTATTTCATCCATTCTATCCAAATTTGAAAGAATTTCTATTGCCGATTCATCATTAGCGACATCTGTTGCTTTTTTTCTTTGTGCTCTTTCTATTTCAATTTTTGCTTTTCGGGTAAGCATAACAACCCAATCGTTTTTATTAAATCTTAAATTCTCTTTAAGCATTTTTTTATTTCCTCCTATATTTAAGTATAAAAAATAAGGACTTGTCATTTAAACAAAGTCCTTAATAAAATAAATTTGTACTATTCTCCTGAACTTGTGATTGTTTCAGGAACAATAACTAATACAGTTGTTTCCCAACTAGCATATCCTGTTTTTGATGTTTTAATTGTAATAACAGTTGATCCTTTAGCTTTTCCTGTAATCGTTACTTTCCCATCAGAATATGTAGCAGTAACGATTGATGGATTTTCACTAGTTACTGTTATAGTCGCATCTTCTGGTCTTGTTTCAATTATAAGCTCACGTTCCCCTGTTGTCGTTTCTAACTCAACAACCGCTTCAATGTTGTTTGTAAAGAATGCGGTCGGTTTCACAATTTCATGGCAATTATCAACATATACTGGTTTTGTTTTTGGTGTTAATTTTAATGTACCTTGCCAAGCATCATCCATCGTAGCATTTGAAGGTGTATAAGTAATCGCTGCGCTATATTTATAACCTATAAAATCACCTACCATAGACAACAAATCAATAGTTTTCCCATTTAACTTCTCTAGCAATCTAGCACAATCTCTGTGCATATAAATACTTGTCTCTGCTGTATTTAATGTTTCGACACCATTAATTTTAGTAGTAGTTGAAGCACTAGATACTTTTATTTCTACCTCTGCAACATCACTTCCAATAAATGGTGTTTCCACTGTTGGAACTAAGAATTGATATTTTCCATCAGTGCTAAAGTATGTTGAATATAACGCTGAACCCATACCCAGACGAGCGCGTTTTTCTTCGATATCATTAAACATCATAAGTAATTCCCCCTTTTTATATAAAATATTTTCTTCTTTCATTAAACTTGATTTGATAACGCATTGTAATGCGATAAACAGTTTCATCAATATTTGGTGTAGGTCTATCATAATTTCTTTTAAATCCTAACCTATCACCCATATACCTTTTAATACTTTCCTCTATCTCTGTTGCAATACTTCTTCCTGCGACCATTTTGTTTTGAATGGACATATCCTTTGCATAAATATTTATTTCAAACTCTATACTGGAAATAACAGTATTTCTTGATGAATCGCTCTCTCTTTCAATGTCGTTTATCTTTTCAAAAACAACATAGGGAAAATCATTCCCACTAGCAAAAGGTTTTACAGAAGGCTTATATGTACTGTTTTGGGATAAATAATTTTTCAATCCATTTCTAACTTCATCATAAATTGTCATTTCAACATTCCTCCCATAACTGTTTTAAAAGACTTTTCAAATATCCTTTTATATTCTCCACCTATTACATAATCTTGAATTGCATCATACATAAATCTATGTGCGACCATACCTGTAGTAAAGTGAAGCTCTCCTTCATCATCAAAGAAATACCACCCATTATCTCTGTGTCCATTCACATCATATTGATAATTTTTTGGATTTGGATGTGTTCCACTGCCTCTCACTCCTGTTCCAAATTCTACCATTGCTGAATACCAACAATTATTAATAAGAGTTTTTAAAGAATAATCTTTAACCCAACTATTTTCTAAAGTGTGAGTAAGTTCGTACCATGAACTCTTTCCTGTTGTTTTTCTAATGTAGAATCTTGCTCTTTTTTCAATATAATCTAATGATCTTCTTGTAAATTCATCTTCAAGTTTTGGAACATTTTTTTGCATAATTTCAAACTTTCTTATTAATTGTGCTACTCCTTTTTGAGATAATGGACGTTTGATAACATATTTTGTCATTTATATCCTCTTTTTGAAATATACAAGAATTTTTAAATTCTGTGGCAATACGCTTTCGACAATATAGTTAGCATTGCTTCCATTAATAAGTTCTCCATCAGGAGTAGCGCCATATAAATAAACAACATCTTTTTCTTTTATGTTATTTATCCATTCATCGTAATCTAGCAATGTCTTGCACATATTCTTTACTTTATCGCCATAAACAGCAATATCATAGCTACCACTAAGAGAATTTAATGTACAAGACAAAGAAATCGGCTTTTCATATAGCTGAATTTGATTTCCATCTTCGTCATATCCTTCTTTAATCCATTTAGCAAGAAAAACATCTCTTTTCTTAATTACACTCATTTAAAACACCTTCAATTTTGGAAATACTTCTCTTTTAAGACTGTCTGAAATAAGATCAGTAAAATAACTCTCGCTATATCCATTTTCGCTATATGAAGAAAGATTTAATTTTTCTCCTCTTTCTATGAGTTCGACAGCACAACGTTTAATCCAATTCTTTTCATACTCATCAAATTTAGAAATCGTTAAATCTTGTCTCAATCCTCTAAAGATATTGATAGCATCTTCTAATTTGTCATTTACATCTTCATTAGGATATTTGTTTTTTAGTATGGTAATTTCACTTGAGAAAATTGTATCAATTTTCATATAGAACACCACCTATTCACTTGATTTTGTTGGTATAGAAGAAATTGTTTGATTTGATATTTTTACAACTTCCTTTTTCTTTGAATTCCATCCATCAATCATAAAAACACCTAATCTTCTTTTGATTTCTGATTCAGTATAAATACAATTAATATCCACTTTTTCTTTAATGGGGTGCTGAAAGTCGACTTTTACCTTGTCAGCAGAAATCGAACAAGGAAAAGCGTTCTTTCCATTAAAATAGTAAGGTTTATCTTTATGTAAAATATAAGTCATTAGATATCACTCCTAACCATTAGAAATAATTTCGGCAATACTAATTAATTTGTTATCTACTTTTAATTCCCAGTTATCAGAAGTTGCTAATTCAACTCTAGTTGGAGATTCTTCAATAATATTATCTATTTTAATCGAAAATCCATCAGGATGTAATACTTTAGCTTGCTTTGTATAAAGTTTTTCTACTCCACCATCAGTTTCAGGATCATACTTAGTATTATATGGTTCGTGTACTTGTTTATCAGTAGTCAAGAAAGCACCACGTCCTAACATATAACTATGATATACAGGAAACCCTTCTACAGATGTATCAATAGTGTTGGTATCTGTTTCTAAAACAATCATATTTCCAATTACAGGCAATTCTATTGTTTGATTTAAAACAGGAATAAAGTATTTTTTATTCTCAATGATTTCCAATTTTTTATAATTAGTAGCAATTTTAGAATGACATACAAATAATGTAAACTGTCCTCTTTTGTCACCTTTTGCTTTTTGCCCTAAATCTAAATGAGTAACTAAATCGATTTTGTTTGCGTCTGTGATTGTACCTGTTGTTACAGATACGTCAGTTTTGTGAGTTGACATAGCAGATAATCCCATAACACCTTTGATAGTTGCCATTAAATCTTTTTCCCATTGATTTTTCCAGTATGGAACAACTAAGTTATTTGCTAAGTTATGTAAAGGCGATTTACCCGTTAAATAACGAGTGTATGTTTTTTCTTTCCAAGCTTTCATACGAGCGATAGCCATAAATGTTTGTTTTTTACCTTCTAACTCAGTTGGAACATTATCTGTTTTCCCATCATCGTTCAAAGCATCACTTTCGTTATCAATGTTACTAAAGAAAGGAATTGTTCCTACATTCCCTTTGCCTCCTACCATTTCATCTAATAATGGATCATACACAACTACACCAGAAGCAATTAATGCATTGTTCAATAATGATTGTTCTTGCATATAGTCTGTGAAGACTTCTTTGTCAAAATGAAAATTATTAACTACACCTTCACGTGGCATATTTCATTCCTCCTTATTTTAATTTTGCTTGTTCATAACCTTGTTTAAGTGTCTTAAATAAATCTGGATTTGAATTTTTCAATTCAATTCTTTCGTCAAGTGTCATTTTTGAATAATCCTCGACAGTTTTTTCTTTGGCTTGAGTACTTCCGCTAGGAGTATCAATACCCGTAACTTTTAATTCATCAATTTGTTTTTGAAGATCTGTAGTAGAATTTTTGTACATATTCGCAATGGTACTCGTGATTTTATCAACATCTCCACTTAATATTGCTTCTGCAATTTTTGTTGTGTCCTCATCTTGGATACCTTGCTTAAGAAGTCCATTGATAATGGTTGATCTTTTCTTTTCTGCACGCAATTCTTCTAATTCTTCATCTTTTGATCTTTGTTCTTCTAATGCTTTTTCGTCATCAGTTTGTTTGGCTTTTAACTGTTTTTTAGCTTCTGCGTATTGTGTTGCTAATTTGTCATACATAGCTTTAGAAACAGTTTCTGGTGTTGTTGTAGGATCATCGCCACCTGCCCCACCATCTCCAGGTTCTGCAAATAATTGCAAATTCAATTTAATAAATCTATTCATGTTTATTCCTCCTGCGTTTGTTAAGTAGACTTCTCTGTCCCATGTTGCGTGATTTATGGTTTGCTTTCTCTAGCAATTTGCGTGATTTGAATAGCTTTCTCTAGCTATGCTATAAAAAAGAGAAAGTGATTTAAACTTTCTCTTGTAGCCATAATTAATCTTTTTCATCAACCTTAGTTTCTTTATTAGATTGACTTATTTGTGCTTGCTGTAACGTTTCTTGTTTTATCTTTTCTCTATTGTTAGCCCACGCAATAGCGACTTCATGTGGATTAGCACTTATTCCAACCATATTCAACGCTATTTCTTCTGGCATTCCCATATCAATAAAGTATTTCAGCACTTGTGCTTTAGTAAACAAATTATCTCTGTTCGTTCTATTAAAGTTAATTTCAACATCACTTGTATAAAGTGAATTGACAGGACAATTCGGAATCATTCTACATATTGCTAACATAATTTCAGCAACCATGTACTCACCTTGCTTTAAAGGTTCTTCATTTTGTTTGGCAATAATATTTGCACTTTCCCAACCTCCGCCAAGTTCTCTTGCATCTCCTGTGTCTCCACCACTTGTTGTTTTTGTTGTTGGTTGAGGTACTCCTGAAATGTTATATGCAACTTTTACTAATGTTTCATATCTAGTCATTACATCAGCCTGTTGTAATGCATTAGTGAGATATTTTGCATCAGCAGGTCTTGATGGATCAGTTGTTTTTAATGGAATAAGTTTATATGTTTCAATTGCTTTTTTTGAATCTTCATCAACTTCCATGTTATAAATTGCTAAAACACTATTAACAAAATCATTAATATTGTCAATAGAATCACTACTTATATCATTAACTGCATCCAATAACGTCTCAACAATATCAATAACTCCTAAACGTGCTGTATTTGTATAATACTCAACAATAGGAATATGTCCTAAATAATGTCTTTTCTTTGAAATAAAATCTATACCATCCCATATAGGTGTTAAACTCCAACATCTAAATCTGTAAGAATGTGTTTTTGTATAGATAAGTATTTCATAGTTGATATTATTAGGATTAGGAGAATCTAAGGTAGTAATAATTCCACCAAATAGTTTCTTTTTGGTATAGTCGCTCGAATAGACTACAAATGTTGTTTCATTATCAAGGTTGATAATATCAAATGGAGATTCTTTCAAAATATTTGTTACTTTTCCATATTTTTTCGGAAGAATCATTCTATATGCATTCCCACATTTAAATATTGTTTCTCCTAGTTCAATATCTTTTGCCGATTTCTTTTGATCGACCATATATTTATTAAATACTTTAATCTCATCAGTTGAATTCATATCAGAATCATCAACACATGAATATTTTATAGGATTTCCAAACATATAACCTTTTTTAAATTCAACCATATAAAAAGCATGATTCTCATTGACTATAGTATTCTTTTTATCTTCGTTAATAGGTCTAATCTTATCAAAAATATGAGTATCACCTTTATATACCTTTTCAAAACGAATACATTCAGAAACGTTTTTTGCATGAATTCTAAGAATATCAGGCAAATATCTTTGCAAGGTAATTTCGTTGACCGATTCATCACTTAATGGTATTTTTATAACATTTCGCCCAAATGAATATTTAAGGCGAGGATTTTTTGGAGGTTGACTAGAGGTAAGTGGTGCTAATGGTATGACATCCTCATAATTAACAGTTTCTTTTGTTCCTTCCATTTATCATGCTCCTTCCTAAAATCCTAATTTTCTTCTATCAAAAGGTCTCAATTTTGCAAACTTGTATGTTTGGACAATAAATTCCATTACATATAACGCTATAGAATCAATAGCATCATCAAATTTGTTAGGATAATTAAAACTATATGAAGTCATAGATTCCATCGCTTTTCCCATATCACTATTACTTGGATACATTCCTTTTTTTGGATAGACTATCATACCTCTTATGTCACCTTGATTATCATTGATTCTTTTTTCTTTATTAATCGTTGAATATTTTTCTATAATAATGCATCCATAGTATCCACGTTCACGTAATTTTGTTTCTAATACCTCTTTTAAAGAAGTATCGGTGTTGTTTTCTAAAACTAATTTATTTAATCTATGTTCAATAATTTTATCTACAATAAGATCATATAGTTCTTTCATAGATTTCTTTTTATAAAGGAAATCAACTAAATAATGCTTTTCGCTTGAATAATACTTATAAAAAATTGGCATAGATACATAGTTCTTGCCTTTTCTTGCAGGGTCTAAACTTGCATATCTACACTCTACTTCCCAATCAGGAATTGAATCATATTGAGATAAGCTACTCCAATCAAATTCCAATCCTTCAGGAGCGATAGGATTTTGCTGGTACACACACATCCAAAGAAATCTATCCATTTGTTTTTTTCTTTTTCTAAGTGTTTTTGTAGAATATCTTTTAGGACATGTTGATTCGTTGTTTTCATCTAATGCTGGAATTCCAATGAATACCGAGTTTCCACTTCTAGCAACTTCTGTCCATTTGTAATTAGGATCAGGAACAAGTATTTCATCTTCGTTTGCTCTGTCATAGACAATATTCAATAAATCTGTATCTGCCCACATAGTACCCAAAAGCATTACTTTTAAACTGTCATCCTCTGCTCTTGAAGTCCAAGTAGAATCATAACGGTTAAGAAGTTCTTTGTGCAAATCTTTGTTGTAAGATTCACTATCATCTTTCAATAAATCGTCAATAATAAGAATTTGTGCACGTTTACCTGTACCTTGTCCCTCTCTTGTAACAGAGTTTAGATTGTATTCATCTTCACAATCACACATACATATCATTTGCGAAGTTTGAGATTTAAAAATTCTATCTCCTGGATACTCTTTATATCTTGGAAATATTTCTCTAAATGCTTGTGAATTAATGATACTTGCTGTTTGTCGTGTTGTTGAGATACACAAATCTTTTGAATACGTAATTCTTAATATTTGAGAATTTGGATCATTTCCTAATGTTTGTGCCACAAATAAATTAGCAATATAGGATTTACCCATTGAAGGCATCATAGAACCTCGTATAAGGTTTAATTTAGGAGATACGGAGAAAATATCCATGTAATAGAAAAGTGCCTCCATAGTCTCGTATGTCTTATCCCAAACTTTTTTGGTTTTGTATTGTTCTATATAAAACGCAAAATTTTTAAGAATTCTTCTTGCGGATAAAGCGAAGAATAATTTTCTAAGCTCTACAATCTGTGTTGCTAACCTCGTGCTCTTTGTGATATATACCGCATTATCTAATTTTGGTAATATGTCTGTATCTATAATTTGACATATTCTATACTGTTGCTTTATATTTCTTGTTTTTTCACAATACTCATAATGAAGTATCATACTATCGTACAAACTATCCGCAATATAATATATATTTTTAATATCGTTATAATTTGAGGTGTTGAACAGTCTTAGATATTCATTTATTAATTTTGAACAATCTTTCATAACTACACCTCGAAATCAGGCATAGAAAATTCATCTTCTGATGTCTCTTTCATAATTACATCTGGATTTGTTTGTTTTATTGTAATTCCTATAATCGTTGCTGTTTTATTGAATGATGTTCTTTTAACTTGAACATATAAAATTTCATCAACCATCACACAATCATTGACTTTTAAAGGAATATTTGTATGCACGTTCAAATATGCAAATCCAGTGTTTGTGCCATGTTCTCCAGCGTTACAATCCAACACTTGAAATTTGAGAAATTTACCATACAAATTCTCACCATAGCCTACATCAATACTTTTAGATGGATCGTTTTTGTAGAATTTATATGGTCTTAGGGTTATATTTCTATCTGTATTTATCATAACTTCAACTCCTCTATAAAATGTCTATAAATAAAAAAGGACAGCCGAGTTGACTGCCCTGAAATTTTAATATAACGTGGATACAACAGGATTTGAACCTGTATCTTGCTCTCGTCGTTTGATGGTGCACCGCCACTTTTCCAATTAAGCTATGTATCCATATTTAATGTAGAGACAAGGCGATATGTCTCTACTTTTTTTATTTTGCAAAACTGTATTTAATCAACAAATAAGAAAGGAGGTGAAAAACATTTCAAAAAAACATTTATCACTTAAACAGTTATGCCACATCTTCTCTATTGTAATTGAGAAGAAACCTTAATTTTAATTATTGAATAACTTCAACATTAATCGCTTGATGTCCTCTATCTGTATTTTTAACATCAAACACTACTTCTTGATCTTTTTCTAAATTCTTGAATCCGTCAGATTTAATACCTGTATAATGAACGAAAACATCTTTTCCTTCATCGTTTGTAATAAATCCATATCCTTTTTTTGTGTCAAAATATTTAACTTTACCCTTCACTTCTTAATCCTCTACTTTCTAAGATATTAAAATGGCAACAGGATTTGAACCTGTACACGAATAACCTCGCCTAATTGTTTAGCAAACAACCCTCTTTACCGTTTGAGTATGTCGTCAAAATAAAAACGATTGTTCAAAGTACAACCGTTAAAACTTAAAATCACATATAATACATAGACTGTTGTTTTTCTCTATAATAGCCCCATACACGCTTTATAGACGATATGTCATAATCCTTGTACTTTGGATCAATATGTATTTATGAAAGGTCTTACTCTCCTTGATGCCTTAAACAACAAAACATATTCCATATCTTGCCATGTTGATATGCTTGACGAGTTGCTAGCAAACTCACTTGTGTTATTTATGAATCGCTACACAAGTACAAAAAGCGAAAGGTAGCATATCACACCTCTTTGTATATCTAGAAAATACAAATATGTTTCAACATTTTTTTGCAAGTATGTTGACAACTTGAATTTTCATCAGTGCTAGGCTTATAGAGTACGTCTACTCGTCCTTGACTGTTATTGATGATATAAAACTGCCCAAAAGTCTAAATGTGATACAGTTCTATATCGCACTTGACTAGTCGCGCTTCATCAAATGTTTTTTGTTGCACATTTTTTTGAAACAGGCTCACTTAGAGTGCTTCTGTCTCGACAAATTGTTTTTATGAAAGATGTAAGAAATAAAAAAACAAGATAAGGAAGTCCGAATCTTGCTTGTGTTTGTTTTTATATCTTACGTGCACATTATAGCACCTATTTGTCAAGTTGACAAGTCAAATTTATAATGTTTTTTAATGTTTCTATGAAATATATACTTTTTATATATGGATTATTAGTGTTTTAAAGTTTTGTTTCATGAAAAACAAAAAATTTGTGAGTGGAAGAGTGAGGTAACACATACCCCATAATTTTTTTTAAAAATAGGGAGGGGTATACTTAAAATAGCACTAATTCATATGGATAAAGTAACAAATAAAGTAACAAACAATATATAAACATCTTCCAAACCCTTATAAA